TGAACCATTCCGGCCGCTCTTCGAGCGTGAACGAAAGCCGCGAGATCATGAAAGCGATCTCATCCGTATACGCGTCCACGCTGTCTTTGGGGGCGTTGCCCAATAGGCGAGCCTGCATAATGCCCGCGCGTATCAGATCGAGGGGCGTGGGCATGTGCGTGACAAATCGGCCTTCCCAGAGCTTACCCCGTGCGTCCGTCCACTTGAAGTTGAATGTGTAGGGGTTGCGAGCTCGTGGATCGGCTTTCGCCTCATCCTCGGGCGACTGGGGCGGGGGGCCCTGCGTCTCTTGCTCGATGGCCTCTTTGATACTCCCGGCCGTGGCTTGCTCAAGGTGCGTGGGGGTCAAACGCTTTGCGAGCTCTGCGCTCGTCATCTTCGGTTGTGGCTGTCCCATGGTGCCCTTTCCCGGCTATAGGTTTCGAGCTCCAAGATCGCAGAGCTTGGCCCTTGGAGTCACGAGCTAAACCGGGCGATAGGTTGGGGGGACCGGCTAGCCGGTGCCGGTCCCCCCGGGGACGGGAGCCACAACGCTCACGGGATCGTCTTAGACTTCGCTCTCGTCTTTGAGTCTGATCGCGTTGAACGTGATATCTTCGCCCACGATACCGCGGGCGTCGATCGTCCAATTGTGGGACGCGACTTTGACTTGCTCGAGCGTGGCGAAGAGACTGCTGGTTGCAGTGTCCTCGATCGTCGCCACGAGGTCGCCCGTCTGCAAGATGTTGGTTAGGTGCTCTTCGGTGTTGGCCCCGATACTCGGAAACCATCCCTTGTTTTTGAGCGTCACGCCAACAATACGGAACTTCGAGGCCGTGAATGTGACTTCATAGCCGAGCGGAACGTACTCCTCCACCTCGACGTTATCGATCACATTTACTGCCTCATAGGTGATCGCTTCGGAAACGTTCACATTGCGTGCATACCCGACTTTCACGCCATCGATCGAGAATCGGGCACGCGCGCCTGTAAAGAGTCTGCCTTTTTCGGCCATCGGTTTCCCCCCCTATCGGCCTTTGGTTTGAACTCACGCGCGGGAGCCCCCGCCCCCGCGTGTCGGCGTGCCCGCGCTATGCGGCGCTTTGCCGTATGGTCACTAGGTGCAGTGTGTTTTTCACGAAGTTGATCGGAAGCACCGGAGCGATTTCCGCTTCGACTTCCATCGTATCGACAATGAGCTCCACCGCGAGCGAGCGATAGGCCACTAGGATCGCGGAGTCGACAAGCAAGCCAAGCGTGTTGAGCGCAACCGACTTGCCTGCGTTCACGGTGCCTTGGAAACCCTTTGCACCGACCGCAAACTCCATGTTGGTGCGGAAGTTGTAGACACTGAAGTTGACCGCTTCGTTGACGCTTCCCTCGATAAACGCCAGGTTGTTGCTGGTCCGGTGCGTGGTGATATTGCGGACCACGCGCCGCCCCTGCCCCTCAACATTCTCGAGAAACAGCAAGCCGGCTTGCACGAGCTCTTCGGCGTCGTCGGTGGGATTCCAGGACGTGTCCTGGCGAAATGCCAAGGTGTTCGTAAATTTGTACGTGAGCGGCTCGCCCACGTCGCTACCCGCCTGCATGCCAGCGACAATGCATGCAAGAAACGGTGGTTGAAACTCCTGCCGCACACCGCTCGTGTTGAAGCGCTCGATCGCTTGCGCCACCGCGCGCACGTGCCGCGAATTGAGATCAACGATCTGCGTCTTCGCTTCGCTCTTTGTCGGCGCGTCGGTTAGGCCAGCGTTTTGCAAGCCCACCACCACGTCGCGCTCGTTGCGGCCCACGCCGCCCATGTAGGCCGCGTGCGCGTCGCACAACGCGTGGATTGCGGGATCGCCGGTGAGCGGCACTATCGTGTTGCAGCGTACCCGCTTAAGCCAGTCGAGTGCGCTCTGATACTCCGTGCTTGTCGCGGTCCCTTCGACGCCCCCTTGCAGGAACACCGGAGAAACCGTGTTGCTCGGAGCTCCCCCCGTGGCTCCCGAAGCAACGGCCGCTGACACAAGCTCGCTGTTCGTGTTGAGCCAATTCACCATTGCATACAAATCCGCGTTGAAGCCCGGATTCGCAGGGCTGAACGCGTTGACCGCTGCAACCGACACGTCAAGGCTTGCCGCCAAGAAGCCCAGATCTGCCGTGGCGATATCGAGAATGAAGCCGCGCGTCGTGGTCTGCGTGATCTGGCGCGCGTTAAAGTAATCAGCCACTTGCTGAATCGTCGTGTGGATTGCCGGCGTGCTCTGAGCCGCAACCGCTGACACGGTGAGCGTGCGTGCGGCCTCCAAGTCGCCAAGCACAAGCGCTGTGATACTGGCGAAGCTGGCCACGCCGACAACCGGCGTTGTCCCATTGAGAGTAAACTTGGCAAGCTGCACCGCCCCAGTCGGGGACGTTCCCACAACGATAACTGCCTTCGTGGTGGCCGCGTCCGCGACAAGCGAAAGCGTCGTGTTGCCTACATACATAGCCGCGCATTGCACAAGGCCCTTGCTCTGATTCGTGCCGAGCGCAATCGTCATAATCGTTGTTGGCGTCACTTGATCGCTGACAGTGATTGCGCCCGCCGTGGTGCCGAGCACCTTGGCGCCAAGCACGTCGCCCGCGCCGAAGATCTGTGAACCGTTCACGTCCGCAGTGCCGTTGAGCGTCAACGTCTCGGAAACCGGATTGCCCGAGGCATTCAAACCGTAGATCACAACGTTAATGCCCACGTCGGCCGCACTGGCGCTTTTCACACGCACAGCCCCTTGAGCCAACAATCCCGTAACGTCGCCGTCAAGGCCGAGATCAGTGCGTCCGCCAGTAGCCTTCACAATGCCGCCCGCGGCCACTTGCGCGGTCATGGTTTCCCAGCCGCCAGCGTCGGGGGCAACATACTTCAGATTGAAGATCGCATCGCCGCCCAAGTCGTCGACCGTTTCAACGATATCCTCGAACGTCACGGTTAGAAGCTTGCCTTGCGTCGTGCCGTCTTGGATATCGACGTTGACTTGCTCCGTGAAAGCTCCCCAATTGCGGCTCGTCACCTCCATTGCGTCGCCTTGCACGTTGGGAAACGTAGCCGCGCTCTGCGTCGCCGGATTGACTTTCATCGCAATCACTTCGACTGCGCCGCCCGGGATGTCAGGGTCTTTGGCCGGGGCAAAAAGCATGTCAATTGACTCACGCAGATCACCCGAGCGGAACGTGCGCCGTCCGAGCTCGGGCTTGTTGATCCGAATGAAGTCATCAAGCTTGGTGATCGCTGTCACCGGGCGTCCACCCACCGCGGTGCCGAGCACGCCAATGATACCGGCTGCCCCGAGGCCCACTTGCTCGAGCCCAGAAGCATCGACTTCGCTGTAACTTCCGGGGACGCTGATCAACCTTCCATTAAAGAAAATTGAAGTCGCCATAACGTTTTCGCTCCTCTCAGCCTACCGGCCGTTTCTGGTATTTCGCCCATTCTGCCCACCACTCGGGGACGGTCAGCGGGCCGAGTTTTGCTTTCTTCACGAGGTATCGAAACCCCGCTAGCTTGTCCCACTTGATGCCACTGAGCCGCGCCCACACGGCGTACCGCACCCGGGTAGGTGGCGGCTCGTGCACTGGCGGCGACTGGGGCGGGGCAGCGGGGGGCGGCGTCATAGCCCCCTTTGGTACCTTCAGCTCCATTTCCGTTGGTTTTTGTTCTGGCTGAATCTCGACCGCCTTCGGGGCTTCTTCTTTGCCGAGATCCATTGCCGGTTTCAATTCGGGCACATCTTGCCCGTGGTCACGTCGAACCATTGTCGGCCCCCTCGATATACGGTGTAACTTTCCCTGTAACGCCTCCGAGCTCTTCGCCCGGTGCGCCTTCTCCAACCACGTGAATGCCTGCCACGCGGAACGCCTTGGCAAACTTGGAGCGCTTGTCCGTGCGCAAAAACTCACGCTGACAAGTGAGCGTGAGCCTTCGCAAGAAAAGGTGCTCGGGAACGTATCGCGGATCGGGTCCTACGTCCCCGCCTGATAGGTGCAGGTCAAAGATCCCCTCCGAAATGAAACCTTGCGCTGTAGCGTAGAAGGCGGCTTTCGCTACCTCGTACATATACTGCACGCTGTCGGGGTGCTCCGCGAAGCACATCACGTCGTAGGTGTGCTCCCAAAGCGCCGTGTAGCAATCCGCTCCGAAGTCTGGATCACCGGGAGTGTCGACGGTGCCCGCGTCGTCGCCTAGTACCGTGTCGGTTTCCCCCTCGCGTTGCAGGACAATCGAATAGAGCGGAAACTCGCTATCCGACCGTGCCCACCCGTGGATCACGCGGGGCGTCTGCTCCCGGAAAAATTGCTTGATACCGTCCACCTCGGCACGCGTTAGGCTGTAGTTTTCCTCGAAGAGATCTTCCAAGATCTCGGGTTGCTGGTTCACGAGCTCGATAGCCTGCGTGAGCACGTCGTAAATGATGCGCTGGATCATCCTATCGCCTCCACGTATGCCGCGAAGGCGTCGGCCGTGATCTGCTCAACGTACTTGGCCACGCGGCTTGCAATGAACTTGCCTTCTTTTGCGGGGATAACCCACGAGTCGGCGTGCTTCGGCTTGCCCTTGGCGCCTACGAGCTGCCCCGACCCGTCAACGGAAATCATGCGGAAGGTCTGATAGTAGCCCTGCGTGGCCTTCTCGTACTCCTTTTGCATGCGGTACATGCCCGCGTATATGTCCGTCGTGTGATAGCTCTTGAGCTTGGGCACGTTGACGGGCTTGCGCTTGTAGACGATATCGCTTGTGTCGAGCCGAGCTCCCCACTTGGTACGCTGGCCATAGGGCGTTGTGATTGACGGCGCTTCGCCGAGCTGCTTTTTCGCCGCGCTATAGACCGCCTTGCCGAGCCGAGCCGCGGCTTCTTTGCCGAGCTTGCCCCGGTAGGCGTCGCCCATGGGCGTGCCCACCTGCCCGCGCGTGCCCGGGGTTGCGTGTCGGAACGGGATCGCTCGATAGAAGCCATCTTCGACGGCCACACGAGCCCCGCCACGGCCTTGCCGTTCCCACCGATACCTTTGGCGCTTCCCCTTCGCGGGGGGCTCTGTCACGGGCACCTTGGGGCCTAGCAGCCCATGCTTTTGCTCGATCCGCTTGTGGCCTTCTTCGATTTGCATAGCGCGGTCGCCCACAAGGGAAACAACCGCATAGGTGCTCGTCACCTTCACGTGCTGGATCGAATCGAGGTAGACGGGAGCGCTCGAGCGAAGCTCTTTGCCCGCAAGCCGTATCCATTCCGATCGAGCGGCCTCCGCAACGTTGCTCATGACTTCGCGCACGCCCTTCGGATCGAGCGAGTCGAGAATGGCAGCGGGCACTATGCCCCGTAGGTCAATCGGTAGAATCAAAGTAGGAACTCCAATTTCGCAATTGCTTGCACTGGTAAGTCGCTCGGGTCCCCGGCTGGGGTAAGGGGGCTTGCCGTCTTCGCCTTCACTTGCGTGAGCCGCACATTGTGGGGGTGCTCAATGATGCGCCACGAGGGGTGCGTGAGATAGTGGCAGACCACGCGGACGCCCGAGACAACCGCTCCAGTCGCCCACGTCACGGCTCCCGCCACCACCGTGTAGTCGGTCCCTTCGACGTACACCTTGCTTTCAGAGCGCAACAGATTGACGGCTGTTGCCGGGTAGCGAAGGGGCAGCACGCCCGTATTGTCCGTTTCGGTGAGCTCTGCGTACACGGCCACCGAGTCAAGGTTGACGATCCGATCGTAATAGGCGAGCTTGTTTTCGGCTCGCATCGTGACGTTGAGCTGCCCCTCGAGCCGCGGGCCGATGTCCTGATACGGGTATTTGGTGGCGGTTAGCCCCGTCATGATCGCCCGCACCACCGCCGCGTTGCTCGCAAGCTGGGCCTGCAATGGCGTGAGCTGTCCTATGGTCCGCGTGTCAGTCACCGCCGCTGCGGGCTTGAACAAGATCCATCCCTGCCCGCGACATAGGGTGCAATTCGGATTGACTTGATCCGTCTGCGTGTTGATCGGCACGCACGGACACGGGCTCGCACGCTGCCACGCGACGCGATAGCCCTTCGCTTCGATCAGCCGTACGAAGTCGTTAGGCGTGAAGTCCACCCGGGGCTTGTCTTTGACGCCGGCCGGCAGTCCGAGCGTCCCTGCATTGAAGGAAACGCTCATCACACCACCACCAAGCTAGACAAACCGTGGTAGTAACGTCTCACCCACTGGATCTTTTCCTTTATCTGCCTGCGGTACTCGCCGAGACGTGATCCGTAGCCGCTGTTCGTCGCCGACGAAGTTGTACCGACCGACTGTGAAAGGCCGTCGATAGACAAGCTGGTTGTCGCAATACCGGCCCCAATAATCAGGTCGCCGGCTATGTTGAACGGGCCAAAGCTTGCCGTCATCCCAATGAGCTCGGCAATGATCGGGGGCACCTTGTCATAGTCGGGATCAGGCACCGTCACTGCGTTGCAATCGCTCGGCTTGCCGAAGCCCGCTTCATATCGAATGCGGAACGCATCCGGGATGAAACGGTTTGAGCCGTAGATCAGAGGCAGCCACGCACCCGAAGCGCCAAGCAAAATTGTCCCCGCGGTGCCCGTCCCGGGAACCATCTGCAATTCGCCGTCGTGACGTTGAATGTGAATCCAATCACGTTCAAAGACTTGCACCACCTGCTCGCCCGGAAGCACGAGCCGCACTTCTTCGATCCCTATCACCGGGCGCCGCTGTAGTTTCATCCAAATATACTTGTTGTAATCCTCGCGGTAGTAGTCGTGTCGCTCCTCGTACACCCGTGGCACCAACACGAGATCAAGCTGCTTCTCGAGCCAATCCACCGCGTTGACGATGTAGTATTGAAACAAACTGTCGGGCATGGGATTGCCGTTGTCGTCGGTCAGGTCCACGCCGAAAAGATAGTTTTGCTTGAGCTCTTCGATGCTCAACAGATCAAGCGCAGGATGGAGCTCCCCGGGCTGCGCGTCACTAAACGGCGACTGGGCCAGGGTGCTCGAATTGAGAAAGCGGAACTTGTACCAGTAGACGTTGCTCCCCGTCTTGTCGGTGTAGGCGTATTCGGTCTGACACGTGCGCAGCGCGAGCCGCGTTTGTGCGTCGGTGATCTCCACGTAGGGGCCGCCGACGCCGCTCGTGGAGCGGTAAACCTGGATCACGTCATAGGACGCAAGCACAGAGCTCGGGTCCGCGACGGTGATCGCCACGTCGATTGATAGAACCTTGTGCCCCATGCGTCCCCCCCGAGAGCATGTGGTGGGCCGGCTATGTCAGGCCCACGTCGTGTACCACTGGGACGGCGCATCGGGCACCGTCTTGATCTCATCCACGTCTGCGTCGTCGATTTTGAAGTTGATCGTTGCGTTCCGCAAAAGCTCGAGCTCGAAGTAGCCTTGCGTATTGGTTATGGTCGAAGCGATCTGCGGCCCAATGATGTAGCCCCCGCCGATTTGCGGAGTCGTCGCGTAGGCGTCCACCTCCGCGCCCACAACGGGGCTGCCGCCAATGTCGAGCACTTGGCCGAAGATCACACATTTGTCGGGCCCACTTGGAGCGCTCGGGCTCAAGAACGATTGCCCTTGGAAAGTCGCGCTGCCGTCGCCAGCCACAACGAGCGTCTCGGGCACCGTGAACGCGTACCCGGAAGCCCAGATCCGCACGGCATAGGTGCCGTCATCAATCGCAATGTCGACTTGTCCCGCTACGTCTGTGAAGTATCGAGACAAGAAGGTTGTGTTACTGGCATCGAATATATCAACCTGGGCTCCTTGCACCGGGTTGCTGGATAGGTCTTGCACGTTGATCGTGACTTGGCTTGCGCCCGAGCTCGTTGCGCAACACGTGTTGATTGCGTGGCCAAACGTCGCAGGTGTATCGTGGCTCGCCAAAAGAGCATCCCAGACTGCCGCACCCACCTGCGCAGCGCTCGTCTGCGAGAGCGCTTCAGCCGTCGAACCCACAACGCCACTGTGATCCGCAAGGGTCTCTTGCCAGACTTGATCTGCCGCTGCATTGGCCCCCCCAGCCGAAAGCCCCATGTCGTCGCCAGGGGCCGCTCGAGAAGAGATTGCGGCATCGAGCCGCGCTTGCGCCTCGCCCGCGCTGCCCACGCCCGCGTGGCCCGCGAGAGCCTCATCCCACACTTGATCGGCAATGACCGCTGCGCTCGGGGGCACGGTCAGATCTGAGAGCTTGCGGCCAGTGCTCCCCGTCCCTACGTGGCCGCTCAAGATCTCATCCCACACTCGATCGGCCGCAAGGTTAGCCCCCGCGGACGTAAGCCCCATGTCGTCGCCGGGCGCCGCTCGCGTCGAGACTTGCGCATCAACGTTGTTGAGCGCCTTACCCGCCGTCCCGAGTGTCGTGTGGCCTGCGAGGGGCTCGTCGAGTATGGCGTCGACGGCTCCCGCGGTCAGGCCCATGTCAGCCCCGGGGGCTGCCCTCGAGCTCACGGCCGCGTCGACGTTGGCGCCTGGGAAGGGCGTTGCGTCGGATAGGATGGCCGCTTGGATCTCCGAGACTGCCGAGGCCGCCAGCGCGCTTGCGTCCACCGCGTCGCCGACAAGATCCATCGCCGCCCCGGGCGCCGCCCTCGAGCTCACGGTTGCGTCGACCCGTCCGAGGTAGGCACCCGTCGAGCCGACTGCCACGTGGCCGCTGATTGCCTCATCCCAAACGGCGTCTGCGATGGCCGCGGGGCTCACGCTGGCCGCTGCGTTGGCGAGCGCCTCCGCGGTCGACCCTACCGAGCCGCTATGGTCGGCGAGCGTCTCGAGCCACACCCCATCGGCGATCTCTGCCACCGCGGAGCTCGCAAGCGCTGCCGCGTCCACGGCGTCGGCGACAAGATCCATGGCGTCGCCCGCCACCGCCCTCGAAGACACCGCGGCGTCGATCCGCGCCCCCTGAAAGGGTGTCGAGTCCGACAGAATGGAGTCGCGGATTTCGTTGACGGCACTCGTGGCGAGCTTCGCCGACGTGATCGCGTCGTTGGTAAGGCCCATCAGGTCGCCGGGTGCCGCCCGACTGCTGACCGTCTGATCGAGCCGCCCTTGAGCCTGCCCCGCGCTCCCCGCCAACGTGTGGCCCACGAGCGCCTCATCCCAAACCGCGTCCGCTATGGCCGCGGGCGACGTGACCGCACTCGCGTCGGTCAGGGCCTTGCCCGTGCTCCCTGCCGCCGTGTGGCCCGCCGTCGCCTCATCCCAAACGGCGTCCACCGTGTTGGCTCGCTCGGTCGGGGTCAGCGTCATAGCGGCCCCTGGCGCGGCCCTAGAGCTCACGGCAGCGTCAAGCCTACCCTGGGCCTCGCCCATGGTCCCTACGCCCGCGTAGGTGGCCGTGAGAGCGTTCCAGACGGCCCCTGCGAGCTCGGTGGCGCCGCTTGTCGCCACCGCGGCAGCGTCCACCGCGTCGGTGATCAGATCCATGGCATCGCCGGGGGCTGCCCGGGAACTCACCGCCACGTCGACCCGTGCGAGAGCCGCACCCGCCGTGCCCGCTGTCAGGTGGCCGCTCAGTGCCTCATCGAGCACCCCATCTGCAATTTCGGCCACCGCCGACGCCGCCAAGCTGCCAGCGTCAAGCGCGTCCACCACGAGATCCATCGGATCGCCGGGAGCCGCCCTAGTCGTGATCGCAGCGTCAATGCGGGCGCCTGGGAAGGGCGTGCCGTCCGAAAGGATTGCGTCGCGGATCTCGTTCGCCCCGGTGGCGTCCACTGCGTCGCTGTTGACGGCGCCCGTGATCAGATCCATCGCGTCGCCGGGGGCGGCGCGAGAGCTCGTGTCAACGTCGCAATTGTTCTGAAGCTCGCCCATCGAACCGGCCGCAGTGTGGAGCCCCGCCGCACGGTTCCAAACGGCTTGCGCAATCACCACCGGATCGCTGCCCGCCCCAGCCGTCGCGGCGGCTGCAAGCGCTTCGGCTGTGCTGCCCGACACCCCGGAATGATCCCCCAGGGCATCTTCCCATACGTCATCAGAAATGGCCGGGGGCAGATCCGCGAAGATCTGATCCACCCAATAGCCCACCCGGAAGCTTCCGGGTCCTGGCAGGCGGGCATTCGTGCCCGGGGTCTGCACCGCATACACGGTGTAAATGTCATTGGCGTTTTCGTTCGTTGCCGTGGTGTGATTGAAGCCACCGGGCACGCTATACAGCCCCGGAAGGTTGGTAGCGTCGAGCTCGGCTAGAAGCTGGTTTAGTGTAGTCCAGCCGCTACCCTTCCATGTGTAGTCGTTCCAATCCAAAAAGAAGCCGTCCGAAGCGCGCTCGAGCCGCACGTACAGATCGGTCAAACCCGTAAGGGGCTGACTGTCACCGTCTACCGCGTAAACTCGAATGAGCTCGACTTCTCCCGTGCGGCGCATAGTCATCAGAGCCCCCCCTAGCGGTTATCAACAACCGCGTTGACTTCGGCGCTTGTCGTCGCCGCTCGGATCTGATCCTTCAACGCGGTGCCACTGTCGCAGTAGGCCCGCGCCGTGCCGATTGCTGTCATGTAGAAAGCGCTCAGAGCTGTGGCGTCTGCCATCTCGTGCGCGTC